GTACAAAGATTTAAAAAGGCAAGTGAAGCACAAGTTTATTCAGACAGTAGGAGATTTATTTAATGTCATTAATTAGTGTAGGTAAAAAAATAGGTGATTTAGATATACGTTTAGGTATACCACCATCAAAGGCACAATTTAGCGTAAGAGAAACTAATAACAGAATATCAGCAAATAACGCTACATCTAATTACAATTCAGTTTATAATGTATTTCGATCAGGTATAACTCAATCTGGTGGATTTGCTAGACCGACACAGTTTTTAGTTACGGTAGATGGACCTAAAGGTAGTGTGTTAGGTAACATTGGCATTTACAATGATTATCAATCGTTAGATCAAGCCGCTAGATTACAAAAAAGTGCTAAACTAGCAGATTCTATAAAAAATAATTTACAATTAAGAATGGATCTATTTTGTTCAAATGTATCTATACCTGGTAAAACAATTACAGATGATGTAAACGAAACTTACTATGGACCTAAAAGAGCAATAGCTAAAAATGTACAGTATGACGAAGTAACACTTGAATTTTATACAAGTGTAAATTATGAAGAACGATTATTTTTTGAGGCGTGGCAAAATTCTATCGTTGATCCTATTAGTCACAATGTAGGATACTATGATGACTATGCTACTCCTTGTATGATTACAATTACACCATTGACAAAAACATTTACAGCTGCATTAGCAAACTTTGAACCTTCAGGTGACCCAGGAAGAGATAGACAAGAAATCAGAAAAAGTTTAGGTGATCAATCAGGTTTTTCATCATATCAAGTACAAATGTATGAAGTATGGCCTAAAACAATTGCTGCTACACCATTAAGTTATGACGCAGTAAATCAAATTGTTAAAACAAGTGTTACATTTACATATAGAAATTATGCTACCACAGCGTGGAACTTTTTAGCAAGAAGTAGTACCGAAGAATTTAGTACACTTAACAGATTAGAATATAGAACAAATACGTCAGCCATACAAGGTAGTATATTAGATAATTTACCATTTGGATTAGGTAATGAAATAGGTAGAGCTGGTCGACAAGTATATGAAACTATTAAAAAGAATTTGCCTATAGGCAGAGTAACGGGTGGTCGTGTATTCCCGAAAGGTCTTCCAGACCCTAAAATTATACGAGATATATTTTATTAATAAAGGAGTAAATAATGAGTTTATCATTTTTGAGAGTGCCTGAATATGATTTGACTTTATCAAACAATGTCAATATTAAGTATAGACCGTTTTTGATTAAAGAAGAAAAAATATTATTGATGGCTGTTGAAAGTAGAGATGAAGGTGAGATGAACAATGCTTTAATTAAGATTGTTCAAAATTGTACTTTGTCACAAATAGATGTAACAAAGTTACCTGTATATGACTTTGAATATCTTTGGTTGAATATAAGAGGTAAGTCTGTTGGTGAAACAATAGAAATGAAACTAAAGTGTCCAGATGACGATACAGTTACAGTTGACTATCAGTTAAAGATAGAAGACGTAAAACCTGATTTAAATAAAAAGTTTGAAACAAAAGTTGAATTTGAACCAGGTTATGGAGTGATTATGAAAGTGCCTACTATCAATCACATATCTAATAAAAAAACTTTATTAGACTTGTCATATAATTTAGTGAGAGATTGTATTGCTCAAATTTACAATGGTGAAGAAGTTTTTGAAGCTAATGACTTATCAAAAGAAGAACTGGATGAGTTTGTTGAACACTTAACAACAAAACAGTTTGGTATGATAAGAAAATACTTTGAAAGTTTACCAATTGTATCGCATTTGATCAAATACAATAATCCTAAATCAGGTAAAGAGTTTACATTATTATTACAAGGGGCGTCTGATTTTTTTCAGTAACCCTCTTACACGAGTCGCTTGAAAGTTATTATAGAACGAATTTTGCTTTAATGCAATACCATAAATATTCGTTAAGTGAATTAGAAGAAATGTTACCGTGGGAGAGGGAAATATATGTTGAAATGCTTATGCAACATATAAAGGAAGAAAATGAGAAAATAAGAGAAAAACAAAGAGGGAGAACATAATGTTAGAAACAGGAAAAAACATAATTAAAAATGTGTGGGTATTTTTAAGAGATGAAGTGCCACAGTTTTTATCAAACTGGAGAATGATACCGAGAGTGTTTATGCTATTATATGGTGTTGCATTTTATGAAACAATGCAATGGTTTATGGCACTGGCTGAACCAAACAACGCACAAGCAGGTTTTGTATCTGTAGTCGTTGGTGCTGGTGCAGCTTGGTTTGGTTTGTATGTAAATGGTAAACCTAGTAAAATAGAAAAATAAAGATAGACAATGGCTGAAGAAAAAGTAAAGTTTAAAAAACCTAAACCTAACTTCAAAGTCATCCTTGAACGTCAAAAAAAGATGGAGGATGACGAGAAGTTTGCTATATCAGATTCATTACAAGAATATATTGATACAGTATCTAAAAAGGCAGGTTATCAAAACCAAGATAAACTAGACAAGGCAAATATAAGACAAGAGGTTATTAACTTTGTTGATAACTACACTATTGCTGACCTTGATAGTATCAAAGGTATGGAATATGATGAAGCTTTACAACTACAAAACTCTACGGAAAAGAAAATACAAGAGTTTGAAGGTTTAGGTGTTTTAAACAAGCAAGAGATTGCTTTTATCAAAGCAACTGTAGGTGAAACAAATAAAAGACTTGGTGAAGTTTTAGGCGTTTCTACAAGATTAAAATTTGCATTTAGAGATTTAAAGAAAGAATTAAAACCATTAAAATTAGCTGCAAGATTAGGTATTACAAGAATACCAATCATAGGTAAAAGAATTGAAAGAGCAATACGTGCTGAAGAAGAAGGTGAATCAGAAGCATTAAGAATAAAAAGAGGTTTAAGAAAACGAGAGGCAAGATTAGGTAGAAAAGAAGGTGATATGGGTGCGTTAGAAACACCTAGTGAATTACAACAAACAGAAACAACTGCCAAACAAGTTACTGCTGGTATAATGGGTATAGATTCTAAACCTGATTTGTTTTCAAATAAAGAACAAAGAGTAGAAGAAGAAAGAGAGTCTGATACACAATTTGAGACCACAAGCAATATATTAGAAAAAATATTAATAGAAAGTGAATTGACAAATGAGTTACTTGGTGGTAAGAAAAAAGATAAAGGCGGATTACTTGATGGTGAAGGTGGTCTTGCTGAAGGTATATTAGCAACATTAGGTATTCAAAAGTTTGTAAAATTTATTAAAGGTGTAAAACTTGCTGGTATAGGTACAACACTTGCAACCTTTGGTGGTGCAATCGCTTCATTTGCAGGTCTCTTAACATCCGTATTTGCTTTACCAGCCTTTTTAGCATTTTTAAACAGACCACAAAGTGAAGATGAACTAAAAGAGATGAAAGAACAATCACGTGATTATGCTCTTACAGGTGAAGCTGCAACTATGGATGACTATGAAGCCCAAGACAAAGGAACACAGTTAGCAATAGATAAAGGTGAACGAAAAAAATTAATTGAAAGAGGTGACATTGACGATTCTGTAACACTTGAACAATACAGTAAAGCAAAAAAAGAAGCAGATGTTGGACCTAGAATAACAAGTTGGTGGTCAGGTAAAATTAAAGATAATGAAGTAGAAAGAGTTTTACAAGTGTTGTCAAAAGGTGGAACTACTAACGAAGGAAGTATCTCTTACAATACATCAACAACAGATTTAAGCTCAGTTACAAACACAACAGGTAATAAGATGGATAAAGTAAATGAACTTACATCTACAGGTATGGAAAGAGCATTAATTGACTATGATACAGGTCAACCAATTGTTAATAATTTCAACAATCAAGTAAATGATAATTCAAGTACACAAAATAAAACAGACTATGGTTCAACAACAATAGGATCTACCAATTCAGACGAGAAAGTAAAAAAGTTTGCAGAATACTCATAAATATTAAAGAGAAAAACATATGGCATTTCAACCCTTTAAAGCAATATCTACAATAATAAACGGATTGACTAAAAAATCAAACGTATTACAAGGGCCAACTATACCTAATTTCAGCACAATAGCCAGTAAAAAAGGCGTGATTGATTATAATCCTACAAATGCTGATTACTCATCACCTCATAGATCAGATAGTAACAAATTTTTTGTATATCCTTTGGATGTAAAAGACCAAGAACATTATATCCTATTTGATATTATAGAAAGAACTGGTGAAACTGGTGACTCATCAAGTTTAGGCAATACACAAATAACTAAACGTGCTGACAATTTAAATACAGTTGTTTATGGTGCAAATAGATTTTTTAGTGAAGGTACTACATCAGGCATAATGGGTATACCAACAGGTAAAGGTTCAGCAAGAGTAGTAAAAAATACTTTAGCAATTTATATGCCACAAACACTTAAATTCAATATGGCTGCAGATTATGGTGCTGAAGACATAGGTGGTGCTTTAGGTGCTTTCGCTAAAATACGTGATGGACTTAATAGTGGTACTTTTTTTGGTTCAGATATGGGTGCAGTTGCCCAACAAGCAGGTAAACTAGCAACTGGTTTAAGTTCCTTTTTTACAGGAGGTTTAGGAGCAGGTATTGGTGCTGCTGTACAAAGAAGAACAGGAATAGCACCTGCTGCTATGTCAGAAATGATTTTTAACGGAATTGATTATCGAACTTTTAGTTTTACATTTAAATTTACACCTAGAAACAGAAAAGAATCTGATGTAGTTAATGAGATTTTACATACAATCAAAGACGCTATGTTACCTTTAAAATATGGAGAAGGAAAAAGTATAGCTGCATACAAAGTACCACACGAATTTGTAATTAGATTTATGAAAGGTACAAAAATAAATCCATTTATAGATCAAATAGGTTTATGTGCTTGTACAGGAATTGATATAGACTATGGTAGTGATAAGTTTTCTACACACGCAGCTGGTGATCCAGTTACAATAGACGCTACTGTATCGTTTAGAGAACTAGAACTAATGGAAAGAAGTCGTTATAATTCACTACGGGCTAGTGCTCAAGGTAGTGCTATGATACCAGATAGAGGGAGAAGTAGATAATGCCATCATATTTCAATAAGTTTCCTAAGATTTACTATGACGCCGCTGGTAATGGTAATTACAAACTAGTTACTAATTTATTAAGACGTGTACAAATTAAAGAAGGACTAAGAGAGTCAGGCGCATTGTTTGACCTATATGACATTACAGGAGAAGACACACCTGAGTCAGTAGCCGAACAGTATTATGGTGATCAAAAATACTATTGGATTATATTACTCTTTAACAATATCAAAGACAGATTTTATGATTGGCCGTTATCACAAGTACAATTTGAAACATACGTAAACGACAAATATTCAAACTTGAATGGTATACATCATTATGAAGTTACACAAGAAAGTGGTTCAACAACTTCTTTTGACAACTCACACAGAATACAAGTTAACAGCACAACACCTGGTGCTATAGCTGTTACTAATTATGATTATGAGTTACGACTTCAACAAGAAAAGGGTAGAATTAAATTAATACGATCTGAATTTTTAGATTTAATTACAGATGAATTTAGCACATTGATAGGAGCGTAATATGCCTGAAAAGGATATGCCAAAATATGATGATAACACACCAAGATATCCAGGTGACTTTCGTTTATCTGAAATAATACTTTACAGTTATGGTGGTGCTCAATTAGACATTACAGGTCTTACAGGTGTCATAAACATTTACCAAGATTTAGACTCAGCATTTGTATCAGGCAATCTATTATTTTTTGACAGTATCGGTGCAACAAATCGTTTACCAATTATAGGTAATGAATTTTTAGAATTTAAAATTAGAACACCTATCGAAGCCGAAGGTGATGAAGAAATCAACGCTACAAATCATAGATTTCAAGTATATGAAAAGAAGTCGGTAAAAACATCACAAAACACACAAGCAGTTTCATTATCATTTACATCAATTGAGTCAATACGAAATGAGCGATTAAGAGTATCAAAGTCGTTATCAGGTTCATATGCTGAAATGGTTAACACCTTAGTAAAGGGTGATAAGAATTTACTTAATTCTAAAAAAGATTTATTCATTGATCCTACATTAGGCAACTTTACATTTACATTCCCAAATGTACGACCTATAGACGGTGTACGTATGGTGCAGTATATGTCAGAGCCAGTTAATTTTAAAACACCTCATTATATGTTTTATGAAAACAATAGAGGTTTTCATTTTAGAACGTTAGAAAGTTTGTATAGAGAAAGTGGTGACACAACAAGAAATAGACCATTTGTGGCCTACTTTGACTTGTTGTCAGCGTTTAATCCTAGTTTTGCTACACCAGACGCTTATACAGATTCACCTATAACAAAACCATATTCATTTTCATTTAATGAGTCTTATGATACATTAACTAACACAAGACGAGGTTTGTTTGGTAGTACAATGTACTCACACGATTTAATTGATAAGAAGTTTATAAAGACAAAAATGTCATACACTAATTTTTATGAACAAGCATTACATATAGACGCACCAACAGGTGCTGGTAACAAGTATCAAGGTATTATGCCACCAGGTCCTGCTGATTTTGATGATGATTATACCGTAGATGATAAGTCATATGGTTCAAGTAATCCTAAACAAATTGACCGATTAAATAAATCAAAATTAACTAAATCATCTGGTGCAGATAATCGTAAGTATATGGATGATTATTACAGCCGTGTATTTGTAGCACCTGCTACAAGATGGAATCATATACGAAACAGTAACGGTAATGCTGTAGATCCAAGATTAGAACAAAAACAAGGTCTATCAGAAGCTTCACGTGATTACTTCTCAATGAACATAGATGTACCTGGTAACTTTACCTATAACGTAGGTGATCTAGTATGGTGTGAAGTGCCGTCTTATAACGCTGCTGAACAGACAAATGATCACAAGGTTGAACGAGATGATGTGGTAGACCAGTTACTTACAGGTCGATACTTAATTAAATCATTACATCATCAAATTGACCTATTTGAACAAAAGCACACAACAGGCGTAACCGTAGTACGAAATGTATTTGCAAGTGATTTACCAAATGCTGATACGTTTAAGGCAAGTGCTCACTTTAGAAGTCAACCTATAGATGTTATTGGTTCAGGTATTGATATTTCAAGTCTAGTACCAATAAAAAACAAATTAGACGGCAAAATACCGTCACCACAGATAAGTACCGTAGAAGACATTGCTAAGGTACTAAACGTTGATTTGAATACAAGTGACTTAAACGTCAAGGACGCCGCAAATAAGAGTATTAATGCCGTTTTAAACAGTACTTCTAATAGGGTATTACAAAACAAATACCTTGCAAAGATTAATAGTGCAGTATTAGAAAGAAAGACGGTTGTAGAGAAAATTGCAGAAAAAGCCAAGTTAGCACTTGGTGGTATCAATTTATCGTCATTATCAAATATGTCCAATCTAGGCCCTATGGCACAAGACAGATTAAGATCAGGTATACAAAGTAGAGTCAATAAGTTTGTACAATCCTCAATGGTATCGTTTAAACAAAATCTATCAAACGCTAAGAGTTTCTTTAAGGGGTTCTTTTAATGATACAAACATTGAAAAACCTCAAAGTTTATTGCGAGTTTGAAAAAATTTTCCATAAGGGTATGGCCATAAGTAAGGACACAATAGAGCCAATGTACAGACAATGTAAAAACACTCTCATAAATATATTATCAAAGAATATCAATGATAATTTGAGCCATATGATAGAAGAAGATACATTTATTAACGAAGGAACATTCCAAGAATACGATTATAACAATGAAGATAAGGAATGTGAATGGAAACAGTTTTATAGAGAACTACATAGTAGAAGACAACAACAAGGCCTAGTTTAGTGCTTCGCACCGCGGATGCCTACGCAAAGCATTTAAATACGGCAAAATATAAGGAGGTGACCGCTTTAAATACGGTCATTTATGGGAATTTTTAAATGAGTACTACAGATTTTATGGGTAAAGACGGCTTCATCTGGTTTGCAGGTGTAGTAGAGGACAGACAAGACCCACTTAAATTAGGCCGTGTTCGTGTTCGTTGTTTAGGTTATCATACAGAAAACAAAGAGGAACTGCCTACTGCTGACTTGCCTTGGGCTCATCCAATGTTACCTATTACTTCATCTGGCATATCTGGTATTGGCCAGACTCCTTTAGGCCTACTTGAAGGTAGTTGGGTGATTGGTTTCTTTAGAGATGCAGATACAAAACAAGACGCAGTTATAATGGGTTCATTGCCTGGCATACCTACACAGTCAGGCTCTTTAAACAAGGCCGAAGGGTTAGGCTTTAGTGATCCAAATGGAGTTTATCCTCGATACGCAAATGAAAGTGATGTCAATAGACTAGCACGGAATGACGCAGATAATCAATCCATTACATTAGAAGCAAGAAAGACATTTAGAAATGCGTCTTATACAAATATACCAACCAGTAACATTATTGAACTGAATACAGCTGATACGGCCACAAGAGTGCAGTTATCTGAAGGTGATGTATGGTCCCTACCAGAAAACACCTACGCCGCAGAATATCCTTACAATCACGTATATGAAACAGAAAGCGGCCATACATTAGAATTTGATGATACACCCAATAAAGAAAGAATACTGCTCTACCATCACAGTGGTACAGAAACAGAAATTACGGCCGAAGGAACAAAAAACTCAATAAACAAAGATTCAACCTATAGTATAACAGAAAAGAACAACAAGGTATACATTAAGGGAGACTCCGATGTGACCATAGGTGGCCGTCATAAAGTTATTATTAACGCAGATGGCGACCCTAATAATAACTACGATATACAAATCGGTCCCAACGCAAACGTCAATATACAAGTAGATAATGGAGATGTCAATATATCTACCTTAACAGGTAAGATGAACCTGTATGCTGGGGAAGACTTTAATTTAACAGTCGGTGGTACATACAGATTAAAGGCAGGCCGTATTGAAGAAGATTCACAAACAACAACAACACGTAGAGCTGCAGGTCGATACCACACATTTGGTGGCCCGATTGACCATAATTAAACACTATTAAAACTGGCTGGGCTTTCTAATCTATAAAAGTAGTAAGTAACATATGAATATATCACGGTCGCAAACTTCAGGCAAAACCTTAGCCCTATATACAGGAATTTTTTTCGTGCTATTTTTTGTTCTATTAAGTGGTTGTGTCAAAGTGTCGGTATCTTGTAAAGTAGATAATATAGAAGAAATCGCATCCGCGGTCGAAGACTGTAAAGAACAACCTAACATGGCTATCTCTAAGGAGTTTTAGAGATTATTACTTTTATACATAGTTATGTTGAAACCAAAAGAACCATGCTAGAGCTAACAGAAAACGCAATACAACGATTAACTTACATAGCCAATAAGGCAGGCACTCGTTATGTGAGATTAGACATTAAGGGTGGTGGATGTGCAGGCTTTGAATATAAGTGGTCTACTACAGATATAAGGGAAGATACTGATTGTTTATTAGGGAACGTATTAGTGGCCAGTTTAGAGTTAGAGTTGTACTTACTAGGAACTACGTTAGATTGGGTAGAAGGTGAGTTTAATAGTGAGTTTAAGATAACGAATCCTAATAGTAAAAGCAGTTGTGGCTGTGGGGAATCGTTTAGTATATAACGCAAAAAATTTTTCGCAAAACTTCGAGTATCTTTAGTGGTAACTTGTGCGGATTTTTTATAAATAATAGTAATATAATTTTATATTTTTTTACTTCCGAACATTGTCGATTTAACTTACAAAAGGACTTACACTTATGCCAAAAAAGCCTAAGAAGATTACACTTACGTCTTTAAAGAAAAAGGCACCTAAGATACCAGATTTTACCTGTGTATCTATAGATAATGTTATAAGTAAATTAGAAAAGTTAGTTGAACGTAAAAAGGCATTAGATAAAAAACAACTTAAAGACTTAACAAAACGATTAGAAAAACTAAGAAGTGCTAATGAGCGACTACGAGAAGGTGGTATCTATTGGTACGAAAAACTAAAACTGTTATTAAAAAATAGATAGGAGGTCTCCTATGAATTATTACTTTACAGGTACCCTTATAATATTGTTTATCTTATTTACGTTATTTGTTACACCTTATCCATATTAAAGTTTTATGACATAATGAATAGTATTCTAAATATTAGTGTTCAACCCACGGAGGCACTATGTCAGACGAAAACAAAAACAAAATTGAACAATTAGAAGAAACCATCGAAAAGTTACAAGAAGATGTTGATAATATTAAATCTCTACTAGAAATCCAAGACGAAGACGAAGACTTTGAAGATGATAACATAGAAGATGAGGATAACGAAGATGAAGAAGAAGACAACGATAATAACGAAGATTAAATCATTTATAGAAAAGATAATCAAAAAAATTAAATCATATTTTTAGTGAACAAATATAAATCAATATTTGTCAGCGATA